GTCCCGGCTGTTATTGATTCCCATCCGCTGTAGGCAGATATCGCCGATCCCACCACACCGGTGGTGATGCTTTGGCTGTCTATCAGTGGATATTGGAAAGTAAAGATGCCCGCGGCCCCATTTTGTTTTAATAAAAATGTATAGTATGGAGAAAACTCGGCTCGCGTCATTGGTTTTGTTGTGGTTGTAATTCTCCATCTTTGTTTTATGAAATTTCTGAATAGCTTGTTATTGCTGTCAATGTTGCTCAACTGATTGCGTTGATCAGTGATTTTTATAGACGTGAATATGTTGGTGTTTCCAAAATCTCCGGCCATTATATAATCTCTCTAAAATTCTGTGACCAACTGACATATCCAACCGTGTCCACATTGTATTCAAATCTTTCCGATGTGGGTGTCGCTTTGATTGGCACATTGTTGTAAGTCATGGTTGCTCCTGATACATTTTTAATCAATGGTGGATAAAAATAAACTTGGTCAATGGTACTGCCATCGAGATTGACGTCCGCGGTCAACATATAGACTTTTGTATGATTGCTAAATTTAATAAAATCTCCGTTTTTGAGAGTGCCCGTGCCTCCACTGACTCCTATCTGGGTAGATCCAACTGCGGGTGTGTTCCCATCCGCGGTTGATGCGCTGACCGTGATGGTTCCGGTCGCACTGCCCTGTGTGCTTTTTATGGGCGATGGCAGGATAAAAGAATACACATCGCTGTTATCGCTGGATAATGGCATATTAGTGCCCAATTCAGCACGGCTATAAGGTGCCGATGTTATCGTGAAAGACCAATAGTTGTTTCCGTAATCTGACACGAACGTATCACCGGTCAGTGTGGTGTTGGTCACATTCTGCTTTTTCTCATTGGCAAATTCAACAAATTTAAGTTTAGATGTTATGGCCATTACGCCAATCTCCTGCCCTGTTGTCTGAACGCCTGTTGTATGGTTCCCACGATCAATGATTTACGTGATAGCAATAGTTCATCAAATCCCGCGGAATCAACGGTGCTGATATTGAAATTGATGTTGGTTGTGCCCATTTCTGAACCCAACCTGTTGTTTGGTATGATGGTGCCGGCTGAGTTCGGTACAAATAATTCGGCGCCTCGCTCTCCAACTATATACGCACCGGAGGCCACCCCACCTCCACCTGCTCTGAATCCTTTGAATCCAATCTTGCCTCCATTAGCAAATGAACCTTCTGTGGCGGTTATGTCACCGCCTCCGAATCCAATCTTGCCTCCACCAGCAAATCCCAATAGCATCAATATGGTTCTCAGACCAATTTGTTTTTGCAATGATGAGTTGGTCCTGTCGATGGCATTTTTCTCCGCCTGCCAACTTGAGATTGTTTTGTTTATCCATTCAACCATCAAAGCGAACAGCGGCTGAACTACGTATAGTTTGATCAGCGCGGTGAATATTTCATTAACGATCACACGAGCCAGATCTTGCATCGCTTGTTTTGCGGTTTTTGCTTTTGTGATAATGCTTAACAATGCATTGGTAGCGGCATTTGAGATAGCATTATAAACTTCCACCGTGGCCTGTGCCGCCAGTGTGGCTGGTTTATTTGCTTCGGTGATTTTTTTCCATCCATCGCCTATCCCACCCAGTATTTGTTCCTGGTGTGAAAGCACATCGTTTTGTAAAGAATAATCGACCGCGAAATCATATTCCTCAATTATTTTCTTTGTCTTTTCTGCTTCTTGACCAATGTCTTTTATGATTTGTTTTGTTTGCCCTAATTTTCCATTAATGGCGTCGGTGTCGGTCATGTCACCCTCACCCCAGATGCCCTCTCCTGTGCTTCGTTTCATTTCATCGTTGAAGGCCTTTAATTTTGGAAGTGCGTCATACAATCCTTTAGCCAGCAGTCCCAAGCCCACCAATATGCCGGCTGGTCCAAAGAATGTTATCGCTATCAATCCCAGTGCTATCTCAAATTTCTCGAGGTTTTCGGTTACGAAGCCAATGGCCTTGGCCAAATCTTCCATTTTTTCTTTGTTATCGCCACCGGTGAATGCTATGATAAATTTGTCAAAACTTTGTGTCACCCTCGCCAACGAGGCGCTCATGCCCGTGGAACCTTGTTCCAATGCCGCTAATCCTTTGCCCTGCGGTCCTAAGAAATCATACATGGCCTTGGCGCTCAATGAAGCACTGTTTTTAACCTGCTCATACATCTGCGGGAATCGGGCACGGAATGCCTGGCCTAGTATTTTAGAACCCTCTAATCCAGCATCTTTGATTTTAACAAAATCCTCTGCCGCCGCATCGATGTCTGTGCCGGTCATACGAGCCGCGGCACCGATCATTTCATAGTATTTTGGTATTTCTCTTAATGGTATATTGTTTTGTAATAGGGTCTGGGTGGCCTTTAATGTTTTGTCCAACTCAAAACCATACTGTGTTGAAAATTGGGTGGCTTTTTTAAATGCTTCGCCGCCCTCCAGCGTTGAACCCGCCAGTCCATTCAATGATTGCTGAAGTCGATCAAATGTTTTCTGTAGCTCTATGGATTGCTTGATGATTTGTGCACCACCCAATGCCACTAGGGCTGTCTTGACCAATCTGAAAGTGTTCTGTAAAGACAGGCCCTGTTTGTCCAAACGATTCAGAGAGCTCTGTAGCTGGTTCACCCCGCCCAGTCCCCTCAATAATACATCAATGATCAATGGTGAAGTGGCCATTATCGTTTCCTCGGTTTAATAATGTTATTATTCTTTGATTCGTTCATTGTTTTTTGTCTTTCCTGGTTCTCGTTTAAGATGTATCCGGCCCACATCTGTAATTCCAACGTTGTCATCTCCATAATTTCTGTGATAGATTTTTTTAATCTATCCGCCAGCATTATGACGAATCTTAAATCAACGTTGGCCGTTATTCCTTTGCGATTGCCTCTGGCGTAAATTGTGCCTTACCTCCGTTGATTGCTGTGGCTATCTTTACGATAACAGCAGGATCGGCTTCGTTCATTAATTTCGCTCGATCTGCATCCACAAATATTCTTTTACCATCAGCATCCCTGCTTTTCACCAACACTGTTTCTACCAGTGCTTCTACCACATTTCCCTTGGACGCCAACTCTACTATCTTGGCTTCGTCCTTGAATGAATAGGTGTTTCGATAATAGATATCTGTGCCCCATTCCTCACAATGATATTTGGTCATTTCACCAGAAATGCTTTTTTGAAAGTGCTCACTTATTTTGTCTTGTATAGTCATTTGCTTTTCCTTATTGTTTGTCTTCGTTTGATTACTTCTCTTATCGCTGGCTCAATTATTCCTAAAGGTGCTTGTTTGCTGTAGCCATCCTCTAATTTTTCACTATATGGTTGTCGGTTGTAAATTCTTGCATTCTGTTGGGTTATAGTTTTTTTCCAAGATTTCTTGAATAAACCACTCCTGACAGGGCTCCGCCTTTTTACCGTGTTGTATAAGTCATTCGTGGTCTCAATCTGCTCCTGACTGATTGCTCGCTTGACATCGGCGATGGCTTTCTTTGCATTAAATTTTACAACCAACTCAACCATTATAATCTTTACAGATTTGTTTTGGTTACTGCACCTGTCACTTGAAAAGCACAAGTAGCTGTTACCGCACCATCATTGGATGCAGAAACTTCGTGTGAAGTAATGATCACTTCCGCACTTAGTTTTACACCTGTTGAAGTGCCTGATGGGTATAATTCCACAGTGGCCGCTGTAGCACCTGGTCCAGCGAACAATGCGTTTTGTGCGTCATCGTCCTCTCTGAAATACAGATCCATAGAGCCTGTTGCTGTGGTCAAACCAGGCAGATATGTTCTAGCTGTTTGACCCATTGTTGTTGTTTCAATCGTATCACCTGTTTGTGATAGACTGAATGAAATTACTGAAGCTATTGCGGTAGCGGAGCCACCAACATCAAACTTCGCAACTCCATTGATACCGTTATATACGGCAGTGTTTGTTGCCATTAGTTGTCCTCCTTATTATAAGGTTTGATGACCTCCGCCTTCGCTTCTTTAATTTGCAAAATCGGTTTTGGTCGTTTGGTTGATTTGGTCTTGCTTTCTGTTGCGGTTGTGCTTACAACAGCAGGTTGTTTAAAAGACCAGCCTGATTTCAACATCGTTTGGACCTCTTGGTTTTCAACGATCTTGGAAATGCCTTGTTTGTCGTACATCTGTATAGCCATTATGCGTTTCCTCTCTTATAGACGTATATTACTTCAAATGTCAGAGTCATCTCTCCCAACGGTGGTTGTCGTTCCACCACTTCCACACCTATCAGCCTTGAATCGACGTAGTGTGTGGCCAACTTGTCCACGGTTATGTTCCTGTTCCTGTTGGTTTCTAGGACTTGTTCAATGTTCTCTATGAGGTTGTTCCTCTTGGTGTCTATCTGATCACCTCGTAGATAACATTTCAGTTGTATCTGTAATCTACCCTGCCTCTCGCTCATTGATATGTCGGCCCTCTCCTCTGATGCCGTCCAAACTTGTATGGCAGGAAATTGGGTTATCGCTAACTTTTCAAAGTCAAAAGTTTCGCGGCTCACTAACCCCACTGCAGGATCGCTCATGTTTTGAAGCTGTTCAATAATATTTTTTGTGATCTGTTCTCTGGCGCTCATTGGGTCTATCTAACAAGACGACCGAAGTGTGTGGGCTGTTTCTCTGAAGCCTCTATAGTTCCACTACTATCATAATCGTACTTGATTCCATCCTGCATTAATTTTGTAATTTCTTCGCTGTACATCGTACGATAATATTTCATTTTTTCTCTGAATATATCGCCGTCGGTGCTGAATGTAGAAAGACGAGGGAAGATATAGTAGCCCAAGACATGATACACAGCGGCACGTGTGAATTGTGCCTCTAATAATAGATTGGTATCCATTTCCGTATAGGTGCCTGATGTTATATCGTATCTACCATATGTAGATCGAGGCCACCATTGGATTCGTAAATCTCTCTGTATATCTGCTGTTGTTT